CCTGTCGGTGTGCACCTTATGGTCATAACTTGACCAGTTCCGTTACGTATGTCTACGGACCGTATCATCCTCTATACAGACCAGATACCAGTGAATAGTGTCTGGAACTGTATCGCCTCGCCTCAAGATCATGTAAACCATGAACATGAGGCGTATGAGAAAGACATCGTTCGTACTTGGACCTTGCCTGGTTTTCAATACCACGCAGAGTACAGGCGCGACGATCCTTACCGCAAGGGACGGAGAGATTGGAAGGACTTTGATCATTATAAAGCCTTCCGTTCTCAGGCCATCTCAGGCATGACGCAAATAACTCACATAGCCGGGGACTTTTACCCGCACTATTGGGGTTCAAATGCGTTATCAGGTAGGGTTGGTTGTCAAAACGCCAACCCTTGGGAGGATAGTCCGTTCGGAGAGCCGAACATGCCATTAAATGGCATGCACGACCCGTTCTACGTAGATCAGCCGGATGGGGGTTTTATTCCCGATCCGCTGAATCTGGATGACCTCATCGCACGTGGCCTGAAAACCATGTTGCCTGAAGTCAAACAAGAACTTAGTCTTATTAACTCCATCCTGGAGTTAAAAGATTTTAAGTCCTTACCGAAGAGCATAAAGAGATTAGCAAACGAGTTCACGGGGGTGTTTAACCCTCGTGGACGCGCTACGCTACGCTCTTTATTCCGAGGAGGTGCAGACGGTTATTTGCAATATGCATTTAACATATCTCCACTCCTATCTGACATAAAGGGCATGTACAATGCTCTAGCTAAACTGGAAGCTCGAATAAATCGACTTCTAAGTGAAGCGGGAAAGCCTCGTACACACCATTGGTCGTGGACTTGGCAGGAGTATCCGGATGGTCGCGAAGACAGTAGTCAGTATGCTGGTTTACCTTCATTCGGTACGGGCTTTTCCGGCCCGTCCGTGAAGGATCAACTACATACTTTCCACTTGACTCGCATTGTCCGAGGTGCTCCTTCCGTATTCCATGTCGAGGTTGAGTTTAATTATAATTATACTCAATACCAGCGCGAGCACGCTCGCTTATTAGCACTACTAGATGGCGTTGGGATCAATTTTGATCCTAAAATCATCTGGAATGCTATTCCCTGGTCCTTTGTTGTTGATTGGGTCTTGAACGTAAGTTCTTGGCTCGATCAATTCAAAGTGCAACACATGGAACCCCAGATAAACATACGTAGGTGTTTGTGGTCGGTTAAGCGGATGCGGAACGTTTATTTTGAAAAGACACAGTCTTTCAATGACGCTCTACATCCTCAGCCGCCACATACAGTAACATTGCCGGCCGTCAAAGAAACTTCGTATAAACGAAGAGTCTTTATGCCGTCATTAAGCCAACTTCAAGTTGGTGGGCTATCCTCTAACGAGGTAACCCTGGGTGCTGCTCTCGTGTTATCACGATCGCGGCGCCGTTCTAAACGACGGTGACGTTTATCACCGAACCGGGCATATACCCGGAAAACAAGTGGGAAAGACCCACACCTGTTAGTTATGTTAGCTAATACACTAAATACGAACGAAGTTAAGAATGCAGCTGGCACTGAAGTTGAACTTCAGCGCCTGTCTAGCGAATCCCGCAGAACTGAGTATGGGCTCATTACTGAGTCACCAGCTCTACCGCACCGTCTCGTCGTTGCTCACGAAGAGATCGGTTCGGGGATCAACCGTCGCCGTCGGTCGCAAGTTCGAATCAACAAGACTGTTGCTTCGACTGTCGACTCTACGAAGACGTGTGTTCCTTCCGCCTATATTGTCATTGATTTCCCCATTGGGGCACTCACTGCCAATACTGAGATGGCCAATGTTCTCGCGGAGCTTGGGTCGTTTGTCCATACTTTGGGCACAACGACTCATCTCTACGATGGCACTGGTACCGGGGCCGCCGCTCTTCTGTCTGGTGGATTGTAAACCCACTTGACAGGGAGAGCACATTCAGATACGTGTTTTACGCATCTTCCCCCTCCCCTCGCGGGGAGGGGGGGATGTGTAGCACGTACTTTCGTATGTACACTCAGATATCAAAGTACGCAAGGTCCGTCATGGCATCTGCTTCGAAAATCACTCGTCCGTTTGCAAATATTTGCATTTTGACGTTCGTGACTACGATTTGGCCGCCTTGTACGGGCTCTTGTGGACAGATAACTGTAGGAAAACCCATCACGTCGAGAGCGACTTGCATTGCCGCACTAGGGTATGTTACCGTAGTGGGGACAGTGGTCCGAAATACTTGTCTCAGCGATGAGGCAGGTGTTTTCGGTTTAAGGACGTTCTCTTGGATGGGGGTTCTGGTGTTATTAGCCATGTATATATGTTTAACTATGGGAAGTCGTTCGTAGTGTGTATGTCTCTTGTATAGATACCATATGGATCTAATTAAAAGACAAGATGAAGTTAACTTCATTGCCACACTTCTGCACGACGTTTCGGAACGTAACGGATTGGTCTTTGACCATCGTGCTCTTAAGTTGACGCTTAATAAGCTCAATTCAAGAGTACGCTCAGAAGGATTTGGTTTTCTTACGAAAACCTTACCTAAGTTGTGCAAGGGTCTTGATAAGACTCTTGCTGGAGGTCCTCCACTGAACTCTATTGACTATGGTTTCAAACCCATGGCCAATAGTAAACTTCCCAAGTTTTTGGGTGAGTTTTTCAGTCGAGTACTCTGCAACGAAGGTAATCTCCTTCCTAACCCGTGCGAACACAGCGTCAAAGTGATCAGGGAAATTTGCTACTTGTTTTACAAGTACGAACTTCCTTACTCAGATGAACAAGAACAAGAAATCATTGCTCGGTTTGTTAAAACCGAACAAGATATCTCGAACATTCAGCCGCTCTTTGATTCACTTCAAACAGCTGTTGAGTCTAGCTATCCTACTCGCCGAAGCGATCGCAACGATCGTTCGTCGGTTGAGATAGTACGCGAGGCTCGCATTTTGCTTCAAAAGCTCTTTGCGAACTTCGACCCAAAAGATATTGTGCCAAGACACGGACCTGGAACAGTTGCTACCAAGCAGCTGCTTTCGGAGAAGTATCGTTGGACCAATATCTCGTCGAACATCACTCGAATGTACCCAGCAGAAGAGTATTACTACGCTTCTTTGGGCCATTTCTGTGACCGCCTTCAGGAGTTTCAGAAACTTACTGAAGAGGATCTTCCCGCCCGAGTTGTACTCGTGCCGAAAGATAGTCGCGGCCCTAGATTGATCTCGTGTGAACCCGTTGATTATCAATGGATTCAGCAAGGTCTCTCTCGAGCTATAGTTCGTTTAGTTGAGGAACACCCTCTCACAAAAGAGAGAGTGAACTTCACAGACCAATCCCTAAACCAGTTTTATGCTTTTGCAAGCAGTAGAACCGGAAGGTATGCGACCCTTGACCTCAATGAGGCCAGTGATCGAGTAAGCGTTGGTCTAGTTCGCCTACTATTCCCTGAGAACGTGTTTACGTATCTCATGGCTTGTAGGAGTTCATCGACAATCCTGCCTGATGGGAAGGTACTTCCACTCAGTAAGTTTGCACCGATGGGGTCAGCATTATGCTTCCCCGTCTTAGCACTCACTGTATGGTCCCTGCTCGCGGCTGGATTGCCTGACGCATTTGCCGCTAGCGATGCTAGCGACATATTAGTGTACGGTGATGATGTAATTGTCCCAACCGCGCAAGCGGCCGAAGCAATGCACATTCTCGAATCTTTTGGTTTAAAAATAAACCGAGATAAGAGCTGTACCAGTGGACTCTTTCGAGAGTCTTGTGGCATGGACGCCTTTAATGGCTACAATGTCACTCCAGTCCGATTTAGGACTGTCTGGTCATCATCACATAGCCCGGAAGTCTATTCTTCTTGGATTAGCTATGCTAATTCAATGTTTGATAGACAATACTACATGACTTACGACAAAATCGTAAGAGGGTTGCACGCTATTTATGGTGCAATACCTGATCAAAGCATGGGTTTACCATGCATTAGTCTCAAGGTCGTATCTGACGATAAAAGACCTCAAAATCGACGTTATAACAAGCATCTGCAAAAGATGCAAGTAAAGACGTACGATCTAAAGTCGCCATCTGTAGATCAAGAAATCGACGGCTGGTCCATGTTTCTTCGATATTGTGTCGAAGCACATGACCGACCTCCGATCATTGATAAAGATGGTTACCGGGATCCTTGGTATGAAAGTTCGTACCTCGAATCCTTTTCAGTCCGGCGATACACGCGCCGTAGGACTAGCATGCTAGTCAAACGGTGGCAATGAACAGTAGTATCTCACAATATCAAATAAAGTGAGGCTACAGGCGGG